GTCACCAGTTATGTCTGGCAACATCATGATTCAGGATTCTGTTGCTATGTCTGCTGATTTGAGATTTGATGGTGCAGAATCGATTCTCATACACATTATCAAAGACGAATCACTTTCCATATTCAATTTCAAAAAAGCATTTAGAATATACAAACAAAAAAATAGACAGAATGTTGGTTTGAACAGTGAAGTCCATGTTTTATATTTTGTATCCGATGAATTCATGTATTCGGAACAGCGTAGAGTAAATCAATCTTATGAAGACACATACTCAAACATCGCTGCTAAAATTATGGATGAATACCTGAAACCACCGCAATCTAAATTGCGTTTATTTGATCAGTCTGTTGGTTTGAAAAAAGTGGTAATACCAAATCTAAGACCTTTAGAAGCTTTAGAGTGGTGCGCTAAACGAGCAACAGATGCTAAACTGTCTCCAAATTTTGTATTTTTTGAAAATGTTCTAGGTTTCAATTTTGCTAGTCTATCCATGATGCTTCCTGTAGATTATGGTGAAGAAAACGATATCCATATTGTTTTGAAAAATCAAGTTTCCAAAAAACCTGAAGATGAAATTGTCTATGCTAGATCGTATGAGTTATTGGGATATGTTGATGCATTTGAAAGAACCAGACAGGGCGTTTATGCTGGAAAGTATATGGGATTTGATCCTATAACTAGAACCATTTACACAAAGAAAATTACTTATGACGACCATTTCAGTCCAATCAAACATGGTAATCCAAATCCAAATTTGACAAAATTTGATAATAGAGATGGAAAGTTCAATACTGAGGAATTTGATTCCAGAAAATCCATTTATACATATGAAACTTCACAAAAAGAAAGTGCTTATATAAAGTCGCATGATCCAGCATCTCTGAACAAGTTGGAAAATTATGAAGACTTCATTTTCCAAAGAAGAGCAATATTCAACAATCTTTATACAAAACGAGCAAAGGTGACAGTACCTGGCAATTTCTTACTTGCTACTGGTTATACAGTAAAAGCTTTTATACCAGAATTCGATTTCAAAGATCCAGCGGACGACAATCTTGATGATAGTTTGCAGGGCAAATATTTGATTGTTGGTGTCAGACATATCATTGGTTTTGATAAACATGAAACTGTTTTGGAAATAGCATCATCTTCAAGTGTGGCACCCGCCGGAACAAGTCATCCGGATCAAACGAAAAAACTTTTATCATATCCGAGGTATTGATGTTCAATAAAGAAGACATTGTTAGTGACAAAGTTCGTGACTTCGTAGGAAGAAACGACTTCATTTGGTGGATCGGATATGTTGAGGATCGCAAAGATCCTTTGAGACTTGGACGATGCAGAGTTCGTTGTTATGGGTGGCATGCCGATGATAAGATGAAACTTCCAACTGAAGATTTACCTTGGGCAATTTGTTCATACCCACCAAATCAACAAGATCCATATGCACTATGGGAAGGAAGTCTAGTATTTGGTTTCTTCATGGATGGGGAAAACGGTCAAGAGCCTGTTGTGGTTGGAATTTTATCAAACATCCCACTAAAGGCCGCAAACCCTAAAGAACCATTCAATGACCCAAGAACAGATGCAGAACTTGCGATTGCACCAAGAACGCCTAGAAGCAAGATATACAGACAAGATGGTAGCGGTATCGTAATCACCGAGAAACAAAAAGCAGAAAGACACCCAAGAAATCTTGACGAACCCACTACACCAAGAATTGCAAGAAACGAGAGCATTGAAAAAACATTCATTCAAGAGAGAAGAGACAATGCTGTAAAAGGTGTTCCTACTGTTGTTTCTGGACCTTGGAACGAAAAACAAACTGAATATGATGCCAAGTACCCTTACAACAATGTTTTAGAAACTGAATCTGGTCATCTGATGGAATTTGATGACACATTCGGTAAAGAAAGAATTCATATTGCACATAGAAATGGCACATTCCAAGAAATGTATCCAGATGGTGATAAAGTAGAAAAAGTCACTAAAGATCATTATGAGATTATCATGGGTGACGAGAAAGTTTACATAATGGGTAAGTGTCAAGTGACTATTCAAGGCGATGCTGAACTTAGAATATTGGGTAATTTTGATGCTTTGGTTGACGGTCACTATTATGTGACTTCAAAAGGACACATGAAGTTTGTTGCACCTAGAATTGATCTGAATCCATAATGGCTAATCCTAAACCTTGTCACAGAGATACCGACGCCAGAGTTTGTGGCGCCAGCACTATCGTTGTAGGCAACGATGATGTTTATTGTAACAGTCTTCTAGTTTCAGTAGACAGAGATCCTAATTCTCATGGTGGCGGAAATCTGAATGCTAGAAATAATCAGGTATATGTTCATAGTAAATTGGTGGTAAATCATTCACCAGAACCAGCATCGCCAGACAATCTGTGTCCGTTGCCGCCTCACTGTAATCCACTAACTGCTGAAGGCTCACCAAATGTCTTTGTCGGAGACTAATAAATAACAAAATGGCTACTACTACAGTTTCAACATTCGTAAGAACATTCAAAGATTTGGACTTGAATTTTACTGCACACCCAGTAAAAAAAGACGTGTCCAAAAGAACAGACGAATATGCAATTACAAATTCTATCAAGAACTTGGTTTTGACTAATTTTTATGAAAGACCATTTCAGCCCACAATAGGAAGCAATGTTCGCAGACTGTTGTTTGATAATCTGGATGTTCTGACAGCATCCTCACTCGAAAGAGAAATAGCAGAGTGTATAAAGAACTTTGAACCTAGGGCACAAGTTATACGAGTTGACGCACAACCAGATCCAGATAACAACAGATATCAGATAGAACTTCAATTTTTTATTGTAAACTTGACAGTTCCTGTTACAATCAATTTTTACTTAGAGCGAGTTAGATAAAAATGGCAGATAGAATAAACATATCTGAACTAGACTTTGATACAATAAAAAATAATCTAAAAGATTTTTTGAGAAATCAGTCTGAATTTACAGATTATGATTTTGAGGGTTCTGGTCTATCAATTCTTTTGGATATTTTAGCGTATAATACCCACTATCAAGCATATTACTTGAACATGGTAGCAAATGAAGCATTCCTCGATACCGCATTATTGAGGGATTCTGTGGTGTCTCATGCTAAAACATTAGGCTATACACCGGCATCAAAACGAGCATCAAGTGCTTCTATAAATTTGACAGTATTTACTGACAACAGTGATCCACAAAATTTGACTGTGTCCAGAGGTACATCTTTTTTATCAAATCAAATTGACGGCAAAACATACACATTTGTGACACTTGATGATGTTACTGTCTCAAAAGTTGGCACCGACTTCTATTTCGAAAATCTACAGATTTATGAAGGTCAATTGAATAATATCGAATTCACCTACGATGAGTCTAACAATCCAAAAAATATTTTCACTATCCCAGATGCAGGAATTGATAAGTCAACAATTACAGTAACGGTTTTGCCTTCTGGTGAAAGTACCTCACAATCAATTTATGAATTGGCTACCGATCTTGTTGACATTACTGCCGAATCGGAAGTGTATTTTATACAAGAAGAAAAATCGGGCAGATTTCAAATTTATTTTGGTAACGGCACTGTAGGAAAAAAACTTCCTGATGGTGCTGTCGTAAGAGTTAGTTATCTTATTACAAATGGAGAATTGGCAAATGCTGCCGAAACATTCGTTATTTCTCAACCGATTGATGGATTTACCAATTTTGATATAGACACTGTTACCGCAGCATCTGGTGGCGCTGAAAGAGAAACCGTAGATAGCATCAAATATCTGGCTCCTTTGCAGTATGCTAGTCAGAATCGTATTGTGACAAAAAGCGATTACGAGTTATTCATCAAAAAAGAATATCCAAATGTTGATTCTGTTTCTGTCTGGGGTGGTGAAGAAGAAATACCTCCAATTTTCGGAAAAGTTTTTATATCCATCAAACCAATTGGTGGCTACTTCATCTCGGAAACAGAGAAAACTAAAATTATCAATGATATTATTGAACCTAAGTCTGTTGTTTCTATCAAAACTGAAATTCGTGATCCTGAATTTTTGTATGTTCTTACAAATTCATTAGTGCAGTATAATCAAAATAAAACATCATTGTCGCAAGAAGCATTCAAAGAGACAATTAGACAAGCAATTGTCAATTATAAAACTCTAAATCTTGACGATTTCTCTTCTAAATTGGTTGTTTCGAAATTAGATGAAGCGATCAACTATGTTGACACAACGGCGATCATAGGAAGTCAAACAGATATTCGTGTACAAAAAAGATTTGAACCTACATTGAACGAATTCGACAACTATGATATTCGTTTCAATATACCACTGGTAAAAAGTACGCTGCAAAATAAGATTTCTTCAACTGCATTTGATGTGAATGATGTAAACGGGGTTAGACGAACAGTTACTATTGAAGAAGTTCCAAAGTCAGACACAGGCATCAACAGAATTGATGTTTTGGATCCGGGATATAATTACACTTCAGTACCAACTGTTACTATATTGGGTAACGGAGTTGGTGCGACTGCGATTGCTATAGTAGAAGGTGGAAAGATCCAAAGAATCGATATCGTTTCGCCAGGAACAGATTATACACAAGCAACTGTAGTAATCAGTGGCGGTGGTGGTGTTGGTGCATCTGCAACACCTATTGTTGATGTAAATATTGGTACTCTAAGAGCAATCTATTATAATACACTGGCAGAAAAACAAATCGTTTTCCCTAACTTAGGTAGTATTGACTACCTATCGGGTAAAATTGTTATGAATGATTTGAAAATTCTTTCTTCATCTACTTCAGATGGACTCGTAAGAATAAATTGCGTTCCTGAGAGTAGTATCATTGAGTCCTTCAGAAATACAATTGTTACTGTAGATGAAGAAGATCCAACATCAATTTCCATTACATTGCAAAGAGTATAATGGTCGATCAGAAAACATCCCTACTTGTAAATAGACAGCTTCCTGAATTTATTAGGGATGAATATCCCAAATTTATTTCTTTTTTGGAAGCTTATTACGAGTTCTTAGAAAATGAACAACTCACAGGTGGCATAACACAAAAAAATGATCTGATTGCAAAATCTAAAGATTTGCGTTATGTGTCTGATGTTGACTATTCTTTGGATGCTTTTGAAAAACACTTCTTTGACATGTTTCTCCCATACATGCCAAAAGATGTTGCTGCAAATAAAGAGTTCTTCATAAAAAATATTATGCCGGTTTACCTGGCAAAAGGATCTGAAAAATCTTATCAATTATTGTTTAGACTTCTTTTTGGACAAGAAGCCACACTGAGTT